CGTTTGCTCAATACCAATGCTGCCGACGAACAGCGCAAACGCCTTGCTGCGCTTGAGTCTGCGCTGACTGACGTGCTCTGCTCGCATCCGAAAGACGACGCGGCAATGGTGCTCGCCAAAAGCGGCGTTTCTACAACACGGGGCGCTGAAATTCTCATTCTCCTAAGCAAAAAATTCGCCCTTTGAAATAGAAGTATCTATATAATCCCCGACAGGAAATAGACGTTTCTTTTCGGGGACTTGCGAATGACTCAGGCGGTGATCTTGATATCGGGCGCGCTCGCTATCTGGCTGACGCAAATGGGCAGTGTGGTCGCGCAAAAGTGGGCCTGCATCGTCGGGCTACTGGGTCAACCGTTCTGGTTGCGCGCGACCTACCTGAAAAGCCAATGGGGCATGTTGGCGCTGTCCGTGTTCTACACGGGCGCATGGGTCTTCGGCGTCTGGACCTACTGGATCAAACCTTGGGTGCTCGAATGACGCAGATAGTCCCGTTTTCGTTTGGCATGGAATCCGTGCGCGTAGTCGCCATCGAGGGCGAGCCGTGGTTTGTGGCGCGCGATGTGGCCGCCACGCTCGGCTATAGCAACACGAGCAAGGCCATTTCTGACCACTGCAAGGGGATAACGAAACGTTACCTCCCTACGCCGGGCGGCGAGCAGGAAATGACGCTCATTCCTGAGCGCGACGTGTACCGCCTCGTGATGCGCTCCAAGCTGCCGGCCGCCGAGCGGTTCGAGGAATGGGTGGTCGGCGAAGTGCTGCCGGCGATCCGCAAGACGGGCGCATACAGCACCGCGCCGGCCGCGCCCGCGCTGCCTGACTTTTCGAACCCTGCGGAGGCGGCGCGCGCATGGGCCGATCAGTTCGAGAAGCGCCTTGCGCTCGAAGGCGAGGTGAAAGAGCAGGCGGCCGTCATCGAGCAACAAGCGCCGGCCGTCGAGTTCGCGCGCACCGTGCGCGACATGACTGAGGCCATCGACTTCGGCGCGATGGCCCGCCTGCTCAAGTGGGGCCGCAATCGCCTAATGGCGCGCCTGCGCGACGACTCCATTCTGATGGACAACAACCTGCCGTATCAGGCGTACATGGATCGCGGCTATTTCAAGGTCATCGAGGGCACGCGCGAGCGCACCGACGGCACCGTAAGCCCGACCTTCACGACGCGCGTGACCGGCCGCGGACAAGTGTTCCTGCAGCGTCGATACGCGGCGGCGCAATGAAGCGCGGCGGCAAAAAGGGCGGTTCGAAAAACGTCGTGCGCTGGAGTGAGGCGCAGCTTTCGGCCTATCTGGCGAACAAGGGCGGCGCGCTAAAGGGCGACGCAACGCCCGCGCCCGCGCACGATGCGGTCCCTAAGCGCCGCGGCAAATACAACAACGAGCCGACCTACGTCGGAACGATCAAGTTCGACAGCAAGCGCGAGGCGGCGCGCTATCAGGAACTGCGCCGCATGGAACACGCGGGCGTGATCCGCGACCTGCAATTGCAAGTGCCGTTTGTGCTCGCTGAGGCCGCGGACCTTGGTGAGAAGCGCAAGACGCGCGCAAAGAAGTACGTCGCCGACTTCGTCTATGTCGAGGTCGCAACCGGGAAAAAGATCGTCGAGGACTGCAAGGGGTTCCAGACGCGCGAGTACCGCCTGAAAAAGCATTGGGTCGCCGACAAGTACGGCGTCGTCATTCAAGAAAGCTAAAAGCCATCACGCAATGGAAATCCTGCTCACGAAAGCCGTCGACGGCACGCTGCGCCCGCTCGACGAGGCACAGGCGGACCTGCTCAAGCGCTACGCGACCGATTCGCTGCTGCGCTGCGAGGTCAAGCAGGTGCGCAATCCGCGCTTTCACCGCAAGTTTTTCGCGCTGCTCACGCTCGGCTTTGAGGCATGGGAGCCGGCCGTGCAGGAATACAAGGGCTTCGAGGTTCAAAAGGATTTCGAGCACTTTCGCGAGGACGTGACCATCGCCGCGGGGCATTACGTCGTCACGACCAACCTGCACGGCACGGTACGCCTGCGCGCCAAAAGCATCAGCTTTTCCTCCATGAAGCAAGACGAGTTCGAGCGGCTTTACAGCAGCGTCGCGAACGTGCTCCTGCAAAACGTGCTCACGCGCTACACGCGCGCGGACCTCGACCAAGTCATCAACCGAGTATTGGGATTCTGCTCATGAAAGTTTCGAAAAACCTCCCCAAGGGATACGGCACGAGCGCGCGCCGCGCGAAACCGGAAATGACGGACGGCCAGCGCGACAAGCTCGTGCGCGAGGCACTGCAGCGCTTCAAGCGTGACCCGCGCAAGCCGGAAGATCTCGAACGCCTGCGCTACAACCTGATTGCCGCGCGCGTGATGGCCGGGCTGACTGCCGTCGAGGCCGCGCAAAAGATGGGTTACGCGAACAGCACGCAGCTATGCCTGATCGAATCCGGCAAGCGCAAGACGCCCGACGATTACCGGTTCCTGATGGATTGCGCGCGCGCCTATCGCTGCTCGGTCGACTTCCTGCTTGGCCTCTCGCCGCACATCGACGAGAACGCACGCGTCGCGCACGAGCACGCAATGGCGCGCGGCATCGAGGACATAGGGCAGGGCATCGCCTCGATTCTGACGACTGCCATCGTGAAATACACCGAACAGGCGCACCCGGTCGCGAGCGAATACAAACGCATGCTCACTGCCGTTGAGCGCGTGGACTCCGCCATCGCCGTGATGCGCGAGAAATTCGGATTCGACGACCTGCAGGGCAGCGCCCCGGTCCTCGCCGCCGTAGAGCAGCTATCCGCACTGTCCGAGCCGATCCGCGACAAGTTGCGGCACTTCCAATCCGTCGAGGCGTACATCGAGGACGTGAAAGCGGGCCGCATGCCCTCTATCCCGTACCTCTCTGAGCGCCACGCACAGCAAAAGATGGCTTTCTAACCCCAACCGGGAAACGAGGAAATGGCAACACGCAAGAAAGCGCCCGCAACCGGGCCGGAAACCGTCACTCAATCCGGGCGGCGCGCAGGCAAAACGACCGCACAACATCAGGCCATCGAGCGCGCGCGCAAAGAGGGCAAGACGGTTGTGGTTCATTCCGCTGACGGGGTGACGATTCACGAGCCGGGCAAGCCCGCGCGCAAAGAGTCGCGCAAGCCCGCCGCTAAACCCGCGCGCAAGGCTGTCACCGACAAGCTCGCACCGAAAGGCGCGCGCACGGCCACGCCGCCCGCCAAAAAGGCCGCCAAGACCCCGCCCAAGGGTAAGGCCGCACCCAAGGCAGACAAGCCGCCTGTAGAGCCGGCAACGAGCGCCACGCCAGAAGAAAAGCCGTTCGGCCGCCCAACTGTCTACCGCGACGAGTATTGCCAACGCCTTATCCAGTACTTCCGCATCGAGGTAGAGCGCACTGAGGCGGTCGTCGTGCCCGATGCCAAGGCCGAGGGCGGCACGCGTACCGAAATGGTCAAAGTCGTCAACACCTTCCCGACCCTGACCCGCTTTGCCGACAGCATCGACGTGACCCGCCAAACGCTGCACGATTGGGCGACGGCGACGGTCGATACACCGGATGGCCCCCGCCTGAAGCACCCGGACTTTTCTTACGCCTACGCGCGAGCCAAAGACCTGCAGGAAAGTTTGCTGATTGAGGGCGGCATTGCGGGTGTATATGACTCGCGCTTTGCCTCGCTCGCGACGAAGAATCTGATTGGCTGGCGCGACCAAGTCGAGCAGACCATCGAGGCGAACGTCACGACCACAAGCACCGACGACCTCGACGCGATTTATCAGAAAGGCATCGAGGCAGCCAAGCGTGCGGAGGAGGAGGCGAAGGCCCGCGCCGCCGCCTCTGGTATCGAGGGTATGGAGAACGGCGGAGCGGGCGCGTAATGGCTGCGAACAAGCGCACGCTGCGTGACGATCCTCGCTGGCTCGGCTTTGTCGACCGGTACGCGTTCGATTGCACGCGGTTTGCCATCGAGGTATGCGGGCTGAAAGCGCCGACGCATCATCAGATACAGATGTTTAACAGCGTCAGTCAGCCCGGCTCGCGCACGTCGGTTTCGTCCGGTCACGGTACAGGCAAGACGAGCGGTTTCGCCATCATCGCGCTGTGGCACCTGCTCTGCTATTTCCTCTCCAATACGATCCTCACCGCGCCGAAACTGACGACCGTTTCGGATGGTGTATGGAAAGAGTTCGCCGACTTGTCCGCCAAGATTCAGACGGGCGCGCAGGGCTGGATATGGGACTACTTCACCATTGAGTCGGAGCGCGTCTATGTGCGCGGCTTCAAACTCAACTGGTTCATCATCGCGAAATCCGCGCCGCGTGGCGCACCTGAAAACCTCGCGGGCGCGCACCGGGACTGGCTGCTATGGCTCGCAGACGAGGCATCGGGCATTCCAGACGATAACTTTGGCGTTATCACCGGCTCGCTGACCGACGAGCGCAACCGCATGTGCCTCGCGTCACAGCCGACGCGCTCAAGCGGGTTCTTTTACGAGACGCATCACACGCTCTCGCGCGAGGAGGGCGGCGTCTGGAACAACCTCGTATTCAATTCCGAGTTCTCGCCCATCGTGTCGGCGAAGTTCATCGCCGAAAAGAAAGCGCAGTACACGGAGGAGGAATACGACATTAAGGTGCGCGGCCTGTTCCCTCAGAACTCGTCGAAGTACCTCATTGGCTCGCAAGCCATCGAGTCGTGCATCGGGCGCACTGTCATCAAGCCGGGCGAGCCGTGGGGCTGGCTGCTGCCGGTCGACGTGGGCGGCGGCGGATGGCGCGACGAAACGGTTATGCCGGCGCTGCACGTCATCGGCCGCAACGAGTACGGGCCGGACGCGCGCCGCGCGCAGCTTATCTCTGTGCCGCTGCACTCCAACACGCAAGACCCGGCGCAGCTTCACGGCGTCATCACGCAGGCCGCGCGCGAGCGCAGCAATGCGACCGCGGTCATCGACGCGGGCGGCATGGGCCTGATCGTGTGCAAGCAACTCGACCTGCACGGGTTCTCTCAGTACCGAAAGGTCAACTGGGGCAATCCGAATTTCGCCAAGGAATACAAGGATCGATACGTCAATCAGCGCGCGCAGGCGTCGTGCGGCTTTGCGCGCGCCATGCAGGAAGGCCGGTTCGGCATCAATCCGGACGTGCCGAAATCGTTCATCAAAAAACTCGTGAAACAAGGCTCGCGCATTCCGTACTTTTGGGACGAAAAGGCGCGCCGCCAGATCATGAGCAAGGAGGACATGCGCGAGAAAGAGAACCTGCCATCGCCTGACGTGTTCGACGCGGTTTCGTTCGCCTTTCTGGAGGACGCGCATTACAGCCTTGCCGATGAAATCGTGGCCGATGCAGGGAGCGAGAAAGAAGCGGCCCGCGCCGCACTGCTCGAATCAATGGGGCTTACAGCTTAGGAAAACGCAATGAATTCGGTGCAGGAAACGCCCTCGACAATCACTCGTGAGCAGGCGAAAGAGCAGGGACTGACGCGCTACTTCACCGGCAAGCCATGCAAGGCCGGGCACATCGCGGAGCGCAACACGAAAAGCCGCGCGTGCATGGAGTGCGCACGAAAGCACTTGGCGGCGCGCAGAAAGAAGCGCATGGAAACGGACCCGCAAGGGCACCGCGCCGCCGTGGCGGCTTCTGTGAGGCTGCACTACCAGCGGCATAGCGAGGCCATCAAGGCGAAGAAAAAGCGGCACTACGCGGAGAACGCGGAGGCCATCAAGAAACGGATGCGCGACAACCGCGCGGCCAAAAAAGCAGCATCTAACCACGCAACGGAGAACGCAGCATGAGAGTCATCGAACTGGAAGCCCTCGACGGGTCGAAGTGGTATATCCCGGCCGCCATCGTTCAGGCGTCGTGGGCGGCGCACTACGGCGAGACGTTCGCGGAAAACGAGGAACTCGACGAGGACGAACTGCTCGACTGGGCGAAAAACGACATGAACTGGTCGGACGTGCGCGAGCACGCGCGGCAGGTCAAAGAGGCTGACCCGTGCGATATGCAGGAATCGTGGACTGAAGGCGACATGGCGGTTATCGAGGTGGACATGCCGCCGTCGTGCGATCCGGTCGGCGCGCCGGCTACCACGCCGCTTGGCGAGGACGGCCCGCTGCTCGCGGTGCCCGTGGATATGGCCGAGGCAGAGCGCCTTGTCGGCGTCACGCGCCAAGCCATCGAGAACGCCGCCATCGGACGCTATTGGCCGCAGGCGTGCGTCGCGTTTCGTGACCATGTGCATACGGGTAGCGACGAACAGGGCGAATTGACGGCTGTCGAGGCGGGAAGCTCGGCACCGGCTGTGCTCGTCGGCGCGACCCTTGCCGACGTTGAAGCGCTTGCCGTACCGGTCCCGCTCGATGCCGACGAACTCGCCGCGCTCAAGCTGCGCCTCGCGGCGGCGCGCGATAAACCGGCGAGCGCGCTGCTCCCGACCGAACTCGAACCGCTCGGACATATCGCGCTGCTGCCCGCGCAGGTAGACGCGCTCGCGCTGTCTGTGAAAGTCGGCGATGCGGTCACGGCGAAAGACTATCTCGACCTGTACTACGCGATGCGCGAGGAGGCCGCGACGATCCTCGCGGGCGTGCAACCGGGCGACCACGGCGACGCCATCCTCGCGGCATTCGGCGCACGCGCGGCGCGCATGGCGATCCTGAAGGCGGCGGGGGTGTCGGAATGATCCGCCGCATCCTTTATGCACTGAGCGCCCGGCGCGAGCGCGCGCGACGCGATGCCGTTGCGCTGCGTCAATACCGCGAACTGACCGCCCGATACGTGGAATGGCTCGACGACGAGGCCATCGTCGTGACGCTCAATAACCTGCGCCGCTTGGCGGGCGACGACGGCTTTTTTGCCGCCGTCAATGGCCTCGGCGTGCGCGCGCTTCGTGGGCGCGTGGGCGAGATTCGCGAGGCCCGGCAGAGCGCCGCGCTCGACGCGGAAAGGGCCGCCGCCCTCGCGCATCTGCGCAACCTCGTGCGCGAGGTCGAGGGCGTCGATCCGTCATGGTCCGACACACGGCGGCGCGGCACCCTGAGCGGCGGCACCGTGACCATCGGCGAATACCGCGCCGCCAAGAAGTTCATCGACCGGATCGATGCCGAGCACATCGCTAAACACGAATCCGCCCATAAGGAAAAAACGAAATGATGATGACTGTCCTGATCCTCGCGCTGAACTTCGGCGTTAGCTGGCTCAACTGTTGGTCTGTCGGAGGTATCTGGCGCGAGTCGAAAGCCCTCGGCGGCTGGATTCGCGTCGTCGCATGGTGCGCGGCGGCCCAGTCTGCCATCGGCTTTAGCAGCGTGATCGGCTTCGTTGTCGGCTATGCGCTGTACGCGACCGGGCATCTGCCGATGGCGGCGGCGCGCGCGGCGGCCTCGCTTTGGTATCTGATCGTCATTGTCCCGGCGCTCGGAACGGGCCTCGTGCTCACGATCCAGTCATGGATTGTCGCGTTTCGCACGCGGCGCATTCTCGACATGGGCGCGGCGGCATACAACACGCTCGCGCAGGTTCACAACATGGCGAGTGCTTTCAGCGGCATCGGCGACGCGTTCGGAGCCGTCGGCGACATGTTCAAGTCGGACAGCAAAGACGAGAGCGGCGGCGCGGTCGTGGTGCTCGTGATCCTGCTCGTCGTTGGCGCGCTCGCTGCCGGCGTCATCCTGACCGCGGCTCTCATTGGCCACTACTCGCGCCGCCTCGCGCTGCCCGCACAAGTGGAGGCGCAATCGTGATCGACCTGCACCTGTCTTTCGGCGCGATGCTGTTCTGGCTCGTCGTCGGGCATTTCATCGCCGACTATCCGATGCAAGGCGACTTCCTCGCGACCGCAAAGGACCGCAATACGGCCGTCGGCGCGCTGTTCTGGCGTCACGCGCTCACGGCGCACGCGATGATTCACGCCGCGTTCGTGGCGCTTTTCACCGGCTCTATCGTGCTCGCGCTGTTCGAGGCGGTCATTCACGCGCTCACCGACCATCTGAAGTGCCAGAAGAAAATCACGCTCAACGGCGATCAAGGCGTGCATCTGTTCTGCAAGCTCGTATGGGCGTTCTTTGCGGGTGTCGTATGGGCCTGAGTCCCTTCCTCGCAATGTCGATGTACTGGCAGGTCATCGTGTGGGCCTGCCTCAATCCCTTCCCCGCACAAAAACCGCTACCGGAAAATAAAGAATGAGCATCAATATCCGAGCCATCGAGGACCGCATCATCGGCGAGACATACGAACTGCGCCCCGACGGCCGCACGACGCTATGCGAACTGACGCTCGACAACGACTGGAATGTGCGCGGCGAATCGACGTGCGCTCACCATGCCGATTTCACCGCGGAGGAGGGCAGGCGCCTTGCGCGTGCCGAAGCGCTCGACCAACTCGTGCGCGAGTTCGCATTCTTGGCGCGAGAGAACGTCTACCGCGCCGCCCGCGAGGAGGCCGCCAGCAAGCCGGCCGCGCTGCGTGACTGGCTGCGCGAGCGCGGCGCGGCGCTCGACGTGCTCGTGAAAATGATCGACTTCGGCCCGCTGTTGCCTGACCATATCCCGTCGAAAGCCGGGCGCAATGAACTGCTCGCAAAGGGCCTCGCCGCGCAGGTAGTCGATATCGGCGGCGAATACCGCTACGGCGCGACCGGCAAGGGCGTAAAGGCGTTATGCGCGATTTATGGCGTCGAGACATTGCGCGAGGCGCAGCAGGCCCGCCAAGCGCGTGTCATGCAGGCGGAGCGCGCGGGCATCGAGGCAACGACTCGCGCCATCAATCAGTCCTCGCCCGCGTTCCGCTCGTGCTCGTGCGGCGAACCCATGTGCGTGCATTACTGACATGCGCCGCGACCGTGTTTTGATCCTGCTCGGCGCGGGTTCGCTCGTGGGCGTCGTCGCGCAAGCGCTCGGCGATGGCTCGCGCATCGTGACGTGCGACGATAGCCTGTACGGCGCGTCACCATCGCGCGGCTATCCGCTTCACGTCGCTCCGGAAAAGGCGCAGGACTACGCGCTCGATTACGAGGTCGGGCGCTTGCGGCGTGAGAACAGATGGAGAGAGAAGCAGGCGCGCGCGATGATAAACGCGCGCATCAAGGCGCAGAAGCGAGGCGGGCGCGCGTAATTGCCGCACAATGGCGACAGGCCACTAGGAGAGGAGCGCCGCCATGCATGCATTCGAGAAAGTCATCGCGGCATTGCGGATCGTGCGAGAGCGGCCCGAATTTGATAACGACGACATAACGGACTTGACCGCGGCGCTCCGGGCGGACGGCAATGTGCTGATTACGTGGCGACGGCCCGATAGCTCGCAGACGTACAAGTGCATCGTAAAAATGCCGCTTCCGCCTCACGACAAAACGTAGGGCCGCGCGGTGCGCTTCACGTTGCGCACGGCGCTTTTGGCTTTCCACCATCCCATTTCATCGTGCGGCCATCGGTCAAGCGAGAGCGTCGGCAGGCTCGCGGGGCGGCCGTTCAAAATCTCTGCCGCACGGTCGGCAGGCGTCGGATTGGCGGCGCGATGTAGGGCCGCCGTCATTTCCTCATAGGTCGGCATCGGCCGGGCGCGCGGATAAAGCGCCTCGTTGTGCTGCCGAAGCATCATGTCAAAGCCCGCCTGAAAGTCGCGGCGCACCTGTTCAGCCATTTCCGCGCGCACTTCTGCCAGTTCGGCCGCGCTCGGCTGCGCGTGAATCGTGAGTGTTGCCGTGCTGTAGATCGTCATGGTGGATTGTCGTGGTGGAAAAGGAAAAGGCCCGGTTTTGAGGCCGGGCCTTACCGGGCCAGTGGCTTGCCCATTCGCGCCCTGCGCTCACTTGGAGTATCCGCGACTCTTGCGTTTCCGTTCGATCCGCTCATACGTCGGACTACCCGGTACTTCGCTCACACGGCGTTCAAGCGCTGGCAGACGGTTCAAACCCCCAAATTTCGGGGATTTCGAATTCTTGCCGGGTTTCCACCGGACTCCACGGCTCCGAGACCTGCCGCTTACCCCTCAGTTCCGGTCTTTCGAGCGCGGCTTCAGGTGCATTCGTGGGCGGATGGATGAACGTGCCGGGCATCAGCGCAACCGCCCGACCCGTCCACCATATGCGCTATAGGTTCCATCCGCTGTTGAGAGTGAAAGGGCACGGTATCGAACCCTGCTAGACGGCTGTTACGCCTGCGCTTTCCACTATCCGATCACCCTCACGTCCGAGACATTCAGCGCTCGCATATGGCAGCGTCCGGAATTTGTCTACGCGGCCCCGCCCACGGACCGCCGCCGAATGCCTCGGCGTGAGGATGCCCGTGCTTTCCGGGCTGTCAGGGGCGCATCACTGCGTTACCACTGGCGGCTACGCTGCGACACATAGCCCGTAGAGAGTGGGCGGGACGCAAACCCCGCCGTTGGCTCCTAGACCCTTTCGGGTTCGATAGCACTCTCACGTCCAAGGCGCTCAACGCTCGCATATGGCAGCGTAGTTCACAAGGAATCGCGCAGTTAAGTGTCGTTTGTGGCCGCGCCCACCGACCACCGCCGAACGCCTTGGCGTGAGAGTGCTTTCAGACGCGCATCGCGTGGCATCGTTTCCGACTCGACGGACTCTGGTTGAGAACCTCGGATAGCGGTCCGAAGCCTCGCCGCTTACGTGCGACTGAGCGCCTTGTCTGAAAGCGAGGCCAGTATAACGCCGGAATATTCAAATGCCTATATCGGCCGATAGAAATGTTTGTATTTTGCTAAGATGGCCGGCATGAAAACGTCCGATTTCTCTCACTCGCTCGCGGCACTCGGATGGTCGCAAGCTGAGTTCGCGCGCCGCCTTGGCGTCGATCCGACCACAGTAAGCCGATGGGTGCGGCGCTCGCGCTTCCCTAAGTGGGTCGGCGAATACCTGCGCCTTGCCGTGCTCATGAAAACCGCGCTGGAATGAAAACGGGCGCTGCCCTTATGCAGGGGAGCGCCCGGAAGGCTATGCCGTGGCGGCGCGTTACTCGTCGCGCTGCAGCCCGACTCGATAGTTGCCCGGCCCGCGCGGTGCGCATTGCACGTCGACCGGCAACACAACTTTTTTGCCGCGCCAATCGGCCTTCGTGTAGGTCACGGTCGCGCGCTGCCCGGCATTCTCGCAATCGCTGATGGCGGAGGACACTTCCTGCCGGCTCATGTAGTCGATATCCGGCTGTGATGCACACGCGGCCAGCGTGGCGGCGAGCAGGGCGGCGATGATGGTTCTTTTCATGGTTGGTCCCTCGTGATGCCCTTTCGGGCGGTTATTGTTCGTCCGGTACTGTATCGCCGAATTTGCTGGCGACAAAGGAGCGCATGGCGGCGATGCGCGGCGTCGGGCCGAACGTCTTGATCGTTCGGTCGCCGACTTTTCGCGCCCCGCACCACGCCATATCCATTTGCGCATCCCATGCGACGAGGTCAATGCTCTCGCGCTCGATGATCGGTCCGGCAAGCTCCCAAGCGTGCGAAGGATCGTAGCAAACCGCGGGTGCGTACTGCTCGACGCCCTGCGAATCAACCCATGCGCCCGCCTTGCGTGTCCATCCGTTCGCCCGCGCGACCCAGTAGTCGAGCAGCGCGCCGCTCAGTTCAGAGACTTTCATCGGGAACCTCCTCGCCGAACTTTGATGCAACAAATGCCCGCATCGCGGCGATGCGCGGCGTCGGACCGCTCACTGTCGGGTGGTCGTATGATTCGAGATTCGTTCCGTAGTTGGGCGCTCCATCGACGCACGCATACCAGACCCACTGCGCGGGCGGCGTGCCCGGCTCAGGCCATTGCGCGCCCTCGAAAATGCCGATGCGCTCGCGCTCGATGATCGGCCCGGCCGTGTCCCAAAAATTCGACGGTTGCCACAGCTTCGGATGATCCTCGTCTGTGTAGAGGAAACCATCGGCGCGGCGCTTGATGGCGATATTCGCGGCGCGCGCAACCCAGTAATCGAGCGCTTCGCCCGTCAGTTCAGATACCTTCATTCGATCAAACTCCCTTGCCGCGCGGCAGGCTCAAACCGTGTCTCGCGCGGATGAATCTGGATGATGGACTCATACCCGCGGTCGTCACGCACGCGGATATAGACCGGCTCAGTCGTCACGTTATGGCCGACGACCTTTCCGTTTTTGACGACCGGCTCGCGCGTCATTTCCAGTCCACAAAAGGCGTGCTGTTCGCCAGCATCAGCGGATGCAGCGGGTCGCCGTCTTTCGAGAATCCGAACGCCTTTACCGGCTTACCGCACGCGCGCAGCAGGCTTTCGACCTCGTCATAGCGATAGCGCAGCGTGCGCGGAACCTTCCCGCGCGGACCCCAACACGGCACAACGATATCCGCCTGCTCGATGATGCCGCGCAAGTGCTCGTCATTCTCAGGCCCGACCGGATCGCGCGCCGCCGCAAGCTCGCGCACGTCGGTTGCGCGGAATGCGAACAGGTTGCCGACGACGAAGCGCGAGCCGCCGTAACGGGTCGTGAAGCCTCGCCAGCGGCGCACGGTCGCATCGTCGAGCGTCGCATCCGCCGTGGACGGATTGACGCCGATATACACCACGCAGCGCGGCAGAGGCGCGTTCTCGATGGCACGTTCGAGGCGATAGCGGTACGTGCCGCATGTGCTCAGGATGGCGCTCACGTCCGCTCCTTTGTCGTGCTCGGCACGAAGGGCACACGAACAACGCTATACGAATCCGGCCGCGTATAGGTTTCCGCGCGGCTGTGCGCAAGGGCAGGATGCGCCGCGATCCAAGCCGCTTCCCATTTCTCGTACTCGCCGTACTCTTCGCCCGGCAGGTCGCCGAACCAATGGTACGTCTCGTCATACTCGCGACACTGCTGCGCGAATGCTTGCGCCGGTTCATCGCTCCCGAAGGCTTTCAGGGGCCGATTGCTGTCATAGTTGGTATCGGCAAACACGACATGAATCTCAACCATTGCCATGCTCCTTTGCGTGCTCGATAGCGTCAGCGGTCGCGCTACGGATGCGCCCGGTCATCGTATCTGCATTGTTATCGCCGTCGTGCTCCTCGCCGTCCGCGTCACGGAATTTCACCCATCCCGATCCGCGTTCGAGTTCGATTTGCAGCACGTATTCCTCGGGCAGGTCGCGCGCCGCCGCCTGCATGGCAGCCTCGCCCTCGTTGCCGCTCGACTCCCAAAACGCGCGCAGCATTTCGGCCTTGTCCGATTCGGTCAACTCCGCGAGCCATTCATCAAATGTCTGAGTCACAGCAGGCTCCCTGAGTCGATGGCCGATTGCTTGCTTGCGAGCGCATGCAAGTCGCGATCCGCACGCGTGAGCACGTCGAGCAGCAGCCGTTTTTCTTCGAGGTACACGACCGCGAATTTCGGATCGTGCTGCACGATGCTCGACGTGTTGCTAATCAGGTCCGCGCACTTGATGGTTTGAACCCAATCCGGGGCCGCCGCAAGGCGCTCGCGCGCCGCCGCTTTGCGCGCCGCCCGGTTGCCTTCCGTTTCGAGGTCCGACAGCAGCATGACGCCTTGCCATACCATGCTGCCGAAGTGTTCGAGAATGTCTCCGCCGCTCGTCTCGGTGTCCTCGACCGTGTCGTGCAGCCATGCGACTGCGATCATGGTTTCGGCAGACACGAACGTTTGGCCGCTCGTTACAGTCGCGACGATGCCCGCCACTTCCGCCAGATGGTCAGCGTAGGGGTTCCCTGTGTATTTGCGCTTCTGGTTCGCGTGCGCGGCGCGCGCAAACATCATCGCCTTGTATGCCAATCCGGTCATGCTCGATCCTTCGCCGCTTCCATCGCGGCATCAATGGAGGCGCGCAGGTCGATGCCGCGCCATTCCGTTACCGTCTTGTCGCCGAACTCGTCATAGCCGGTCGTCATGATGCAGCGCGAATCGAGCCGGGCTTTGTCCGCCGCGTGCGCCGCGCGCGCATCCTTCAACTGCACTTCCAGCGTGCGAATCTGCGCCTGCAATACGGCCTCGCGGTTGATGGCGTCTTGCGCCTTGACCCAGTCGCCGTCGAACTCGGCTTGCGCCGTGACGCCGGTAAAGCATTCGTCGCACGCGCAGCCGCGCACGTCGAACCGCTCGAAAACGTGTGTCTTGCTCATTGCGCCCACCTCTCGAACTCCGCGCGTGTGATGCGCTCGCCCTCATAGAACATGACGCCGCTCTCAAGCTGCGCGGGCCATGCGCGATTCCATGCGCCGACAGCACGCCGGATGATGGCCTCGCGCTGTGCGGGCGGCGCGCCTGCCGATTTGACGTGCTCCCATGACGAGCCTTTCTGTCCGACCTCATTCGAGCCGGTACAGGCGTTCTCGTGATTCGTCGCTTTTGGACAGCGCTTGTTGCCGCATTCCGGGCAGACAATCATCCGCATGTACCCGATGGTATTCGGGCGGCACTTCTCGCACCAGCATTCGGCGGCGGGCGTGCTCGGCTCAAGCGGCGTCGTGATTCGCTTCATCACGCTCGCATCCATCGGCGTCGGCGTCGGCCCAAAGATATGCGCGAGCGCAACCTTGGCGAACTTCGGCGCGTCCGGCTCGCGACCGTCGGCGATGCGCTCGAACGCATTGCGCGCGTAGCGCAATTGCTGCTCAGTCGCGCGCGTGCGGCGCTCGTCATGGTCAGCCGCGGCAAAAACCGCGCCACAATCGAGACACAGATAACCGGATTTGATGACCTCGTTTCGCGCATCAACTAGGCGATGCGCGCACGTCGGCGCGGCGGGTTTCAACGCCTCGCGGTGTACCGTTGCCGCGAACGCAAGCAACTCGGCGAAGTCCACGCCCGGCATGCGCGCGCTGTGCCGAACGACGAGCGGCACAACGGCCGCGATTTCGGCCTCCACGCCAGACAAAGGGCGGTCGATGCTCACGCTTCGACTCCCGGCATCGGCATCCAGTGCGAGGGGCCGCCCGGTCCGTCAACGGCATAATTGACGGTCAAGCATCCCTCTTGAACGTCGATGAACTCCCACGGTGTACGCACGTCAGTTCGCCCGCTATGGCGCGCCTGCGCAACGCCGTCTTGCCCGAATCGAACGAGGATGATCGTGTTGTCGCGCGGCGCGGTCGCAATTGGCCGCCATGCAGGCAGGGCAGGGCGCGTGAAAAGCTCGTACTCGCCGCTCGGCAGGTCGAACGCCTCTTGCGTCGGCTCAGTCTCGATGTACGGGCCGTTCTTTTTGATCCGGAGAACCGGCTTGGCGTCGCTCGGCGCGGCATCGAACGCGGCAACCGCGGCGCGTGCGCGCTGCGTGAGGCTCGTTGAAAGCCCGTAGGTGACAAGCTCGCGCAACAGTTCGATGTGCGGCTCGGCCGCGGGTATGTCTTTTTTCGTCGTCATGGTGTGTAAATCCTCTCGAATCAATAGCCGCCCGGCCGGACCGATGCGGCGCGATCACCGCAGCGCGAGCCATCGGCCGCCGTTTGCCACGAATACTGGCAGTTACCGGGATAGTCGCTCGTTCCGCTGCCGTGCGCAGCGCGCGCCGCCACCGCAACCGCGCCGACGAGAACGATAGCCGCGCCGACCGCTTGCGCCGTATGCACGCGGCTCAAGCACTTCTGGTAGTCATCGCTGTTATCGCACCAACTGGCGCACCCCGTAAGAGACGCTATCAGCGTCACGATGATGGTCTTTTTCATGTTGTCGAGTGATTGATTCACTTCTGTTGAGCGTTCCGCGATGCATAGCCGCGGCCGTATTCGAGTGCTTCGCGCTGCGTGCTGCGTTTAATAACGCTGCCGTGCTCGCGCAGGATGACGCCGTCAATGTAGACAGCCCACTTAATCATGCCGCCTTGCGGCCCCATTGCGCGGCGCGCTTCGATGCGCGGCTCGCTCGGTATTATCCGGACGGGCGAATGCCCTTGATTCCCCTTCATAGCGTGGCCCTCGTTATCGCCGCAATGCGGCCTTGGTTTGTGCTTCCGCCTCGTCGCGCCGGATGCTGAATCCTCCGGGCAATCCCACCGTGACGGGTCCGCCAAGCAGGCAAGCGAGGTACTCCGCAAAAGCCTCCGAAAGGCGTTGCACTTGCAGCGCCGTCGGCGTCCTCGCGAGCGAGCAGCTTTTTGCGCTCTCGATCAACTCGTTTGCTTGCTCCTGCATCGTCAACCCCGTCATATATCTGGAATGCGTTGCTCGTAGCGTATGAGGCGCGGCCGGTTCGTTGTCCTGCCAGTGCTGCCGGTTTCCGCTCCGCACGTCCGTAAAGACGCCGGAGCGGGTCTTATTATCCAGTGGCGTGGTGCCATGTTTCTCCTAGCTCGTTGCCGTTGAGTTATTACTGTATGCGCTCACACAAATTAATACAAGGGGGCAGAACGAAAAAATCGCGCGCGTTTGGAAAACAACAACAGCAGGCCGGGCGCGCCGCCCGCTACAGTGGAGCCGTCTCATGCGTGGCTTCCATACCGCGGCGCGAAAGTCGAGGGGCACGGTTCTTCGTTGATTCTTACGGGCACTTCGATGGTGTTGGTCGCACCCTCCGAGCTATAAGCTCGGCGCGGCATTTCGCGCTATCCCTTATCTCACAAGGGTTTCGGCTGAAGTTGATAAGTTTGATTATGTTAAATCAGCTAGGAATCCTAACGAGATTGAGGCATCGCCTAAGCAGACTCGGACCGCTGAATCCACTTAGGCGATGGCTCACTCCCGGCACAGTCTCGCGGCGGTAAGCTCGGCCAAGGCGTTCCTCTGCGCGCTCCTTGGTTCCCCCTTCAGGGCGCGCCGCCTGTATCGACTCCCTGCTAGTGAGTCATCGACTCAGAACAGCCCAATTTGGGCGGGCGGCTCTGCAACTTGCGGGGCCGTTTTCATTTTCGGCGCGGGCTTCGCGGGCGGCGTCTCGCCGAACAGGTCGGCAGGCGCGCGAGGCGGCTCGACGGCGGCCTTCGGCACGTAGATGGTGCCGCCGTTGCTCAGGCTCGCAAACAGCCCCTTGATGGCGTCCATCGCGCTTGCGTGCGCCGTTGCCTTGCCCGGCACAAACCAGCCGGCGTTATGCGGCACAGTCTCATTCCAGACGCATCCAAGCTCGCGCGCAAGCACGCCAAGCGCCTCCTCAGTCGATTCAAGCAGGCGCGCCGACGGCGGCGCGGTCAGGACTGGGCGAGCGGCCGGGGCTGCGATGACAACGGGCGGCGGCGCTGTGTCGGGCGTGGCCTCCTCCTCGAAACCCTCGGGCGCGGCCTCTTGCTTCGGCTCTTTCCACCGCAGCAGGCTTTTCGCCGCGTCGGCGGCAAGCCATGCGGCCGCGTCGCCATCGACGATGCACTTCGCGCCGCGCGTTTTTTGCGTGAGCACGAGGCCCGTCACGGCGTAGCCTGCGCGCGCCGCCGCGCGCTCGGCGAGGCCCTTGGCATAGTCGCCGACCGCATCAAGCGGGATGCCCGGCAACTTGGGCAACGACGGCGCGGCCGTCTCTGGCATGTTGGTTTCAATCGTTTCCATCAGCGGTACTCGCTCAGAACCATGTCGATATAGGCGCGCAGCATCATGAGATTGCGCCTGCCGTCAATGTGAAAGCTCATGGCCTGCTCGCTGTCGTCGTCTGCCGAGTCGGCAACCCAAAAATGCAACGTCGGTTCGAGCCTGCCCAAATCGTCCACCATGCGTTCGCCGTCGTAAATTTCGGCGATGCCGTTCTCGAACGAAAACATGGTTCTGCCGTCTTTGCCTTGGCACGCTACTTCGCCTGCCTCAACGGTCAACGTCGGTCTTTTCGGTGCGACTGTTTCGCTCACTTCCGGGGTGGTTTTTGTGCTCATGCTCAGTCTCTATCAAGCCATCCAAGGGACTCGGCGCATACCGTCGCGTCGTCGATATTGCACCTCTCCTCGGCGGTAATCACGCGGTCAAATTCGGCCGCGCCGACAAACTCGACGGCGGCGGCCATCAGCAAAACGAAGGCAACGAGCCTCACGCCTGATTCTCCCTGCTCTCCTTGTCTTGCATTGCTCGGTCGATGGCGGCGTTCAGTCGCTGCTCCAGTTGATCGTGCGTCAGCCACTCGCAATTGAACCCGTCGAGAGAGCCGTCCGGGTGCGCAAGCAAGCAGTCTCCATCGGTGCCGCAGTAGTAGCGCCCGTAGCGCCCGTCCCACACCCATAGCGTCAAGCCTTCGCCGTCGTAATGGCGGTCTTTGATGATCGCGAACTTGTGTTCGGTGCTCGCATCATCCTGTGCAGCGCAAGTGTTTGATTCCGCTACAGAACTCGAATTCGCGTTTTGGCTTGCATCATCCGGCGTGGGGTGGGCGATAGGAGGGTTCTTCTCCTTGCAGCGCCGCTCAATTTCCTTCGCGAAGTTCAGCCAACCCCATTTCTTGAGGAAGCCTTCGAGCATGTCGGGCAGAGATTCGAACGCGGCTTTGCGATCTTCATCGGTCAGCGGGTTCCACTCCTTCCTCTCCGCCAATACGCGGGATTCGAGGGCGGCTTTCAGGTCATCGACCGTGATCGTCACGACAGTGCCGGGCGAATCCTGAACCGTGGCAACCGTGTTGCCGATCCCGTTCATTTCCCACGCTTCTAGGAAGTATCGAATCTTGTCGGTCATTTGCTCGCTCCGGCAGCGTCAATATGCGATTCAAGTTCATCCCATGACGCAGCGTGGACGGTGATGAAATGCTCTTTCATCAATGACGCGCTGTGTGCGTGGCTTGTCACCTTCTGGTTATAGCTGTGATGCGCGAAGCGCTTGAAGGCACGCCACCGCTCCGCATCAATCCTGTCTTGCTCTGCGGACTGGGCAGGCGGGCAAGCGCGAAGCTCGTCATACAGCGCGTGGCGAAGGGCGTCTCGCGTTTCTTTTGTCCGCCAGTGCTCGTATTCGTCAACCAAGCGGAGAATGCGCGCGGCGCGGCTCACTGTGTCGGTGCTCACCGCCTCTTGCTTGTCGCTCGGAGTGGCGAGAGGGGCGGCGAGTCCTTCGATAAACGCCCGCGCGTTCTCGATGCGCAGCGCCTCTTTCTCGGGCGTCTGCATGAACTCGTAATAGCGCTGTGCCGCGCCAATGACCGTCGCCCACTTCACGCCCTTGCCGAATCGCGTCGCTGACACTTGCGCAGGCTTATCCAACACAGCCTCTTGCTTGTCGCTCGCGGTCGAGGCGGCGAGAAGGGCGCGCCCCATCATGTCGATCCACGCGCCCTCAGTCATTGCCTTTGCTCGCGCGTACATTTCTCGAAGTTGATCTTCCGTCAGGCGGTCGCCGGTTTGAACCGGGCGTGCGGCGAGTTGCATACACTTGTCCGCGTAGAACTGCATCGCCAGCCGGTCAAACATCGGGCCTAATTTGTCGTGCGTCACGACCGAACGCGGCATCGGCGGGAAAACGAATTCGCCGCCCTGCGCGGGCGCATCCATCGCCGCGCCGTATTGGAGATACGCAAGAATGTTCGATGCCTGCTCGCTCGTGATAGCGAGGCCGGCGCATTCGCCCTCGATAGCGGCAATGAGGCGCTCGGCAAGCGGGCGCTCGGCGGCGCTATCGCGCGTCGCGCCGACGTTCGGCAGGATGATGCGGTCAATCAGGTCGTCGATGTTCCGCGAGTCGCAGTAGTCGAAAATGTTGATAAGGCCGCGCGAGCGGTTCATCCGCTGCCCTTCCTCGTTCTCATCTTCCTCAAAGTCGATATCGCCGAACCACTTAGAAAGTGCCTCGCCCAAGGTCTGACGTTGATCGTCTGTCATAGATTTCTGCTTGTAAATGTTGCGCGTGCGAGCGCACGATTTTATGGATTTCCTTATCGCTCAGTAGCGCGATCAGGCGTCGTTTTCTGCGTCAGTTCCCGCAATCGCGCGGTCGAGGTCGGCAAGCTCGCGCCGGGCCTTGTGCGCGCCCAACTGGCGCACGTTGATGGCGGCGGCAAGCGGCGTGAGCGCAATCATCAGGTCGAGACTTGGAGCCTCGCGCACGGCGCGCACGAGCGAGTTCAGTCGCGGGTTTTTCGTCGCGAGCAGCGTGTCGGTCATCATCTGCAACAGGTCCGCGGCGTGGATGCGGCCATCCGGCGCGGGCGTGCGCGGGCCGTCGATCATCACACCTTCGGCTTGCTGCACGGCGGCGCGTCGCGCATCGAGGTTCGAGGTCATGGCGTCGTTACTTGGATGCGGTCTTTTTGGCGGGCGCGCGGCGCTTGCGTGCCGGCTTGATGGGCTGCGTGTCGACCGTATCGGGCGAAGGCATCACGCCCGCGCCAGTCGAGCCGAAACCGCCCTCGCCTCGCGCCGTCTCGCTCAACTCCTCGACAACCTCAAACGTCGCGCGGTGAACCTGCACGAGTTCGGCCTGTGCGATGCGGTCGCCGTTGTCGACGACGAGTGCCGTCTTGCCGTCCGCGCGCAGCGCAACCATGACCTCGCCGCGGTAATCACTATCAATGAGGCCCGTCGAATTCGACAGGCGCACCGCGTACTTGAAGCCGTGGCCGCTGCGGCTATGCACCTTCAGGCCGTAGCCGGGCGGAATTTCGAACGCGAGGCCGGTGCGGAAAATCGCCGCTTCAGGGTCGGCCGGGTGCGGCTGCACATTCTGCGTGTCGATGGCGTGCAGGTCGAAACAGATTGCGCCGTCGGTCGCGTAGCGCGGAATGATGGCGTCGGGGTGCGTGCGTTTGATTTTGAGGGTGGTCATGCTGCTTGTTCCTTATTGGTAGAGGGTGGTTGCTTCGGTTCGATCCGCATTACGCGCATCAGGGTGTCGTCGCCTACGTCGGCGCAGTGGCGGCGAATCTCGTCGGCGCGCTTCTCGCGATACTGGCGGGTGACTTCGTCCTCGCACTGGGTAAGGAACGCTTTGCCCTCCGGCTCGGCGAGCCACGCGACAAAATGCTCGGCCGTCTCGTAGTCGTCGGTGGATAGTTCCGGCAGGCGTCTCAGGCCGGGATCGAGGAAACAGCGCAAGGCGCTGAAGTCGTCGGCGCTCGCCAGCGTGAATTCAAGCGCGCGCACGCCGTAGTTCAGCCATCGAACGCGCTTGTTGATGTTCGCCCACGCGCCGAGATAGGCGCGCGTGTCGGTCAGGCTGTGCTTGGCATCCTTCTGTGCCTCCCACAGAAAGCTGCGGCCCGCGTTCGTGCCGAGCCATTGCGCCATCGAGGCGCAGACCGTCGCGCGCCGCTGTGTGAGTGCGCCGGGTGCGCTGCTCAGGACCGTGCGCAGAAACCAGTTCTCCGTGTCGTCATCCCATGCGGAGGGCGCGGGCGCTTCATGCAGGGCCTTCCATGCGGCGATGAATACGTTCTCGCCGATGTGCCCCTCGCGCGGCGGTCGCATCGCATCGTGCTCGAACGGCATCAGCGCGAGCGTGTCGGTGTCGAGGTCGTCGATCATTGTTCGTCCCTCGCCGCAATCATTTCATCGGCACGAATCCATGCCTCGCGCGCCGATGCGGCTGCCGTGTAGCTGCCGCTCGCGATGATTCCGACGAGCGCCGCGGCTGCAAACATGTCGCGCAGCGTCGCGCCCGGAACAAAGCGCTCGCCGTCCTCTGTGCGAATCATCCGCGGGTGTATCGGCCCGCCTGTGGGCTTTTTCGCCATGTGTTATTGCCCTCCCCTTAGAAAAGCCGAAGTTGCGGGCCGCCCGGCTCGCACTCCAGCGGCGCGAGTGTGGGCGCGGCCTGCCCGTCATCGAAAAGCCGCCGCTGACCGATGGCCTCTAGCTCCTCTGCCGAAAACGCGTCGCCCGCCATGCAGCATTCGACGGCCTGATTGCGCCGCTCATGCATCGCGCCGCACTTCCGACATATGAACTTCCGCTGACCCGCCATCGTTCGATGCCTTGTTTCACTCTGGAATATCGAAATATTAATATCTCGTGCCGTTAAGCGCAATAGAAGAATCTATATTTAGGCGGGCAGGAAAACGAAGCGCCTATATCTCGCGCGCCGCCACATACCATCAGGCGCATGGATACGAAGATCACGACCGCTGACGCACAAGCGATGGTGTCGCACTGGCTGGCGACGCCAGTGAACGGCTATTTGGGTTCGGACTACGGCTCGAACATCAAAGACCTGCTGCAGTCGCCCTTGCGCACGGGCGGCGCGGACGCCGTGCTCACCAAGCTCAAAACCGACGTGCCGCTGCTCGCGGCCATGCCGCGCGGCTCGGTCAATCTTTATTCGCAAGACATGGGGCCGGACAAGCGCCGGTATTTCATCGACCTGTCCGGCGCGACAGTCGATATCGGAGGCAAGTAAATGTCGTACACGCGCGATGACTTCGTCACCGCCATTGCCGCGGAGGTATCGAACTACCCGGCCGCTGCGCTCGCCTATCAGGCGGGCGACCCGCGCCTGCTCGCCTCGCTCGATGCAATGGCGACCATGTTCGCGATGGTGTCGCAGCAAATCGACACGGAAAGCATGGAGCCGTTCATCAAGGCGCGCGACACGACCGTGCTCGCCGACGCCAGCATGAAAGGCATCCTGCCGTTCGCACGCCCGCCGCGCGTGGCCTTGTCGATCACCAACGGCGCGACGACCACGCTTAATATCGCCGTGGGCCGCCGCCTGATCGACCAGAACGGGCGCGTTTATGTGACCGAAACGCAGGCGGCCATCGCCGCGGGCGCTACGTCAATCGTCAACGCCAAGCAGGTCACCACGCGCACGCTCACGCATACGGTCGCGAATTCGACCGCCTTCTACGGCGTGCAGATTCCGCCCAACGATGACACTGAGCAGATCATCAGCGGCATTTACGTGACCATCGGCACGACGACCTACCCGTACACGCCGGAGTTTCAAAACCTCGCCGCGGGCGAAGCGGGCTATTCGCTCGAAACCGACGAGCAGCGCCGGCTGTGGGTGAAATTCGGATGGGCTAATACCGTCGGGGTTCAGCCCTCGAACGGCACCGTTATCAATTTCACCATCGAGGAGACATTCGGCGCGAACGTGCTCTCGTCGGGCGCGACCTTCACCTTTGAAACCTCGGCATCGAGCGAGGACCGGCAGGCAACACTAACGCTCTCGTCTGTGCTGTTCGCGGGCGCGGACCCGCTCGATATCGACACGCTGCGCGAGTATGCGAAGTATCCGAGCACCTACGATTCGAGCGCGGTGTATCTCGGCAACTTCGATTTTCTGATCCGCCGCACCCTCTTTCCGCTGCGCTTCCTGTCGGTCTGGAATGAGCAGGTCGAGGAGGCCGTGCGCGGCGCGAGCGTGGCGAACATCAACAAGCTGTTCATCGCGGTATTGATGGACGGCGTCGACACGACATGGCTGCAGACGGAAATCCGCCGCATCATCAAGCTCGCTGACGACTCGTATTCGGTCAATTTCGTCAACGCCGTGACGACCGAACTGCCCGTGACGATCAACGCGCAAGTCTCAGTCGTGCATGACGTGGGCGACGTGGAGGCGAAAATTCGCGCCGTGGTCTATGACCTCTACGGCAAGGATTCGCAGGCCGCCGCCAAGGGCATGATGCAGATGAACAATAAAAAGCTCTCGGACAGCCTCAAAACGAACGTCGTGGCGCTGCAGG